TTTTGTAGGAAAACTGGAAATAAATTAAAAACGATATAGACTAAGGCCTTTGATTTGCGAATTAATTAGCAAAACAAGCGAAACCAATTTACTGATTAGCAATCAAAAGCATAATGATAAACAAAAAGACTTGAAATGTACAAAAACGTTAAAAGCAATTGTGTTAATCAATTAATTAAAACACTTTTAATGTAGTTGGTTTGTAAAGCAACAGGCATCAACGTATTAATCAGTGACAAGCTAATCTATTTCTGTTCGTTAAGCACTAATTAGTTTAGTTATTGTTGATTAACGCACAGCATAAGCACATAGCTATACAATTAGTACTGTATACGCAGTGTATAGAGTGCTGTAATAGTAAGGACTTCTATAAACAACGAAATTTACAAAAGCCTGTTATTAAGAGCCTAAATAGCGTCTTTTATATAAAGAGCCTTAACGTGGGGCTTTTATATAATGGGGTCATAATAGGAGCCTTCTATAGGGGTCCTATTATATAATTTTCTGCACGCCATAGACTTTTTCTGAACGAGGGGGTCTTATTTACAGCACCTTTATTTTTTAAAAACTATAAGGGAGCCCAAACCAACGATCTGGAATGGACTCCCAATAAAAGGAGGGAAAAAGATGAAAATGCAAAACAATTTTATTTCAAAGGGGTACTTTTAAATAAAAAGTAGTATTCCTTATCAGCAAGGGGGTGGGCCTAACCTACGACGGTGGTGTCTTCGGTATCAATCTCCCTGCTAACTTTCTTGAAATAAACTCCTTCTTTTCCAGTCAACTGAAACCTACAGATCCAGTCAACTGATTTCTCAATGGCCCTTTGTAAAACAGCGGGTGGTGCATCTGAAGGCAGACAGGCCACGTCTGGGTCACGCGCTACATACCCAGGTAAATTGTACCCCAGCTGCATATCTGTCCTATACCACCTATCCCATTCGGTAAAGGGGTCGTAGGGGTTATCTGAGGAGGTAACCCAGTACTCTTTTAGAATCATGTGTCACCCTCCTTCTTTTTAAGCTCCTTGCCTACTGTGCTAGGGGATACGCCAAGGTAATCCGCTATTTCTTCAAGAGTATAGTTAGCTGCGGCTAGACTCTTAGCCTTAGCTATCTTAGCAGGAGTCATGCCCTGTCTAGTCTTAGGTGTTGCTCTTGATTTATAGTCCTTCTCGTCAGCGTTGTTTAGTAACTTAACAAGCTGAGTATGCGGTATGGCGCCTTTTTGTATCGCTTCCCATTCTCTGTCGGTAAACACAACTCTATTTTTCTTAGCACCAACCTGAGCACGAGCAGGCTCAATAAGCTGAGCCGTCTTCTTACGAATCTCACTATTGGTTGGTTCGTCACCGGCAGCCTTGCGATCCGCTATCCATGTCTTAACCTCAGAGCTAGCAAGAATCTGTGCTTGTCTTTCTCTTGGTGAGTTCTTAAGAGCAGTATTAAGTTTAGCCTTAAGCGAGTTAACCTCATTAGAATATAATTTTGCAGCCTCTTTGTCATAAACAAGGTTCGGCGTGTGCTTATACTCGTAACGAGCCTTATTGGCAAGCTCTTTGCAGTTGTTAGCGTATTCTGCGTACACCTGCTCTATCTTAGTGTTCTTCTTAGATATAAGAGTTCTGGCGTCTTCTGTCTCATACATCTTGTAAGACTTCTGAGTACGATAACGCTCGTTACCTTCTCGATCGATAAACGGTTTCTCTTCGTTCCATATTTTCTTACCAGTCTCAGGATCGATCGTGTATTCCTGGTTCGTCTTACGTTTATGCACATAAGTCGGGTTCTTAGCTCTCGATAAAAGAGTCTGAGCTCCGCCTTCACCAGTTACAGGATCTTTTGGCTGATATTTTTCTTTAAGCTGAGCGATGCCGTTTTCTTTCTCTGAAAGGCGCCAATTAAGTTTATGCTTCTCAGCGTCAATAACGCAGTTAGCGTGTTTTGTCGCTCTCGTAAGCTCTTCAACGGTAGCTCCCTGAAGGGTCATATCTGTAATGAGGTTAGATATAACACCCATCTCTTTCTGAGTCTGAGCATGAGTCATTACCTTCATACCTTCGTAGCCAGGATATGCGTCTTTAGCGTCATAGTCCTTAAGACCAGGAAGAGTAGTAGCCGTCTGAATAAGACGCTTACCGTTTGCCTGCACGTTGTTTGGAATAACAAGAACAGTGTCTCCATCAAAGTCAGCACCAGAAAGCTTCTCTGCCACTTTGGCATTAATACCAACGGCATCATTAGCGGTAGTGCCTAAAATATCACGGCCCTCTTTATTCTTGTTATTGACAACAAGCTGCGGAATCTGATACTTACCTTCATGAGGATAGCGAATACAAACAACTGTTTCGCCGTCTTTGAACTGAGGCGCATAAATCTCATTGTCCTTAAGCGAAGGCATCGGAACAATAACGTTCCAAGCTTGCCTAGGCATAGCAGCAGCCTTGAGGTGAACAGCAGCAGCGTCGCATTCTTCAGCAAACGCATAAAGCATTTTCTGCTTAACTGCAGGATTAGTGAGTGCGCAAATATCATCGTACTGCTGCTTACGGACATCAAAGTCGATATTAAGCTGTCTCTTGGCAAGCTCAGGAGATTGTTTGGACAACATCTGAGAAGCAAGGGTTCTCTGCTGCTTAGCCCAAGCGCCTTCTTCTTTGACTATATTTACAAGACCCTCATGCTTGGTTCCTTTGTCATCAACCCAGTCATTCTGTCTAACAATAGTTGCGCCAAAAGAATTAAGTGTAGGTTCTTCCCCGTCTTTGATCTTAAGAGGCTTAAGCACGCTCTTACCATTCGGATCTTCATTCATGATGGGTGTTCCGGTCTTCTTGTTTGTGTTAAAACGAACATCTACTCCAGGCGGAAGGTCGTCAGAATATACGGCCATACCTTTGAGATAGTGTGTTCCGTCAACAGCAATACGAACCTGGGCATACCTATTGTCGCCTAGTGAAATATCCTCTACGCCACGCCTAATCTCGATAAGACCATCTTTGTCTTTACCTCCCTGATCGCCGTACACAATAGCAAGACGACTAGAGTCCAAGCTAACAGGATTGTGCTTGGGCTCTGCTTTAATGTGTTCGCCATCATCTACTAAATGGAGGTCTTCGATCGATTTGATCTCATTGATATGGTTATAAATATAACCTTTAGGCGTATCTTTCTTAGACAAGACAAGAAGAGAGGTGTTGTAACCAGTGCCGGCCTGTTCAACCTTTGGGTGGCTAAGAACATATCCTTCGTCAGCAAGATTCTTTACCATCTGTTTGAGCTTAGTATCAGATATACCTAAATACTGTTCTACACCAGACCCGACATCGATATGCCCCTTATCTTCGATCTCCTTACGGAGAATATCCATTGTGTCTTTGTCTTTCTGAAGCTTCTTCTCAACAGAGTCTTTAAGAAGAGCTCTAGCTTGAGAAGCAGAAATACCGGTTTTCTCTTCAATTGCCCTAAAAGACCATTGATAAGGCGGGTTACGATATTTCATAACAGTCGCCCTATCTTGAGCGATCTTTTCGTTCTTAGCAACTGATTGCTTGCGTCTGAAGTCTGCCTGAGACAAGCCAAAATATTCAGCAATCTCTTTGTCTCTTAAGCCTTTAGCACGAAGATCTTGCGTGGCCTCATAACTCCAAGCCTTGTACTGAACGTGTTGGTTAGGGTTCTCTCCCGATCCCGAAGGATATCGTCCAGAACCTCTGCCAGGTGCACCGTCCTCTTTGGATCTACCGTAATGCATCAGATATAGTTCTTCATCAGGTAGTCCAAAATATAATTCTTCATTCATTGTCTTCTTCCTCCCTCAACAAAAGAAGCTCGTCAAAGTATACGATCTGGTCCATAACTCTATGGATCTCATCAGCCTGTGGCTCGGTTTCAATAAAATCATCAAACTGATAGATTCTAAGCGAATGGCCAATGTCCTCAGGTTTGATGTCATATTCGAGACAGAACAGAGCATCGTAAATAAGCAGCTGTTCCATCTTGCCCGGTATAGTTCCGGTTTTAAGATCATGTATTCTAAGCAAGGTATTATCGCTAAAAGATATAGCGTCTGCCGTTCCAAATAAGTTTTTGGAATAATACAGAACTTGCTCAGGCTTCATGTTGAAGGATATAGCGTCATTAACGTATAAACTAAGCGTATCTACAGGCTCCTTTGGCAGCCGACGCTCAAGCTCGATACAATCCTGTGCAAATTTGTGTAGTCTTGTGCCGCGCTCTTTAGCTTTTACGTTATTTAAAAAATTGAACAACTTCGAAATATCATAATTCAGCCATGATGGCTGTGACGGACTTAGCAAGGCATGTTGCCCTCTAAGCTTCGAATGATCGTTCCATATCATCCAGTACCTCCTTTTCGTTTTCAGGAAATATAACTCTTGCAAAAGACATCTTGTCAAACTTGTCGACATAGTAATCCTGATTAGGGCGCTTAGACGCCTTTGCATGTTTCTTTCCTTCAAGAGCCGCCCAATGTTTCTTGTACAGAACGAGAAGGTCGGGAGCTCCTTGACACTCGGTTGGGTCCAGATGAAATATAATCGATCCAGGGAATCTTTTCTTGATTCTCTTTATTAGTCCGGTTTTGTATTTGTTTTCGTCTTGCATATTTTCTCCGAAAAACAAAAAGAGATAGAAACTCCTGGAATTGAACCAGTCTTCCACAATGTGGCGTGCTCCCATTACACCATTATTTCTCTCTCCTCTATACCAGTGACTGTAAATACTGCCCACTTAAAAGGAGCTGAAATATTTACTTTCGTTAAATTTCTTCTTCTGTTTGAGCGCTCTGCGTATAGCAAGGTCTATCGGGGCGCGAGAAAGAACGTGATAGTAATACAGATCATGAAATGGTGTATTCATTCTGTCTATCCTGCCAGCAGCTTGAACGGTGCTCTTGTATGAATAGTTCTGCGAGTAAAATATAATTGTGTTGGTCTCAATGCAGTTCCATCCGCTATCGCCAGCAGCGTACTGAAGGATATAGACCCACTCATCGCCCTTTGGTATAGTCTCATGTTTTACGCCATCCCACCTGGACACAGTGACCCCAAGGTCACCACAAAGCTCAATAAGTAAATCGGCCTCATATGTGAAGTTATAAAATATAATTACTTTCTTTTTGTCTTGGATGATCTTAGCTACTTCTTTGAGTCGTCTTCTATCGCTATTAACAAGACGTCTAAGAACATAACACAAAGCGCTAGCATTTATGATGGGCTCGTTTTTAAACATATCCCATCGGTCGCGCATAACGGCTTTGTACGTTTGAGTATCGTAAGGCGCGTAAATCTCATAATGGTGCTTCTCAACTGTTCTATCTACCTCCATAGGAACCAAGATCTGGTCTTTGAGATAATACAGCTTTTTGAGATTGACATACCTGTCAACAGCTTTGTATTTCACGTAAGGCTTAAATATAACGTGCTGCCGCTCAAAGTCTGTCTTGTTCCTGTACCAACCATTAGCAACAAATACGGCCCAGTAGTCGCTAAAGTTGTCGCCTGGAGTGGCACTAAGAAGAATCCATTGGTTACGTCTAGCCAAATATATAAACGTCTTAGCCCACTTACCAGTACCAACAACTCTTTGCTCGTCAAATATAAAGAAAGCCCCGTAAACGTGTCTGTACTTGGCTATATTGTTCCAGCTATCAACAGTGACTTTGATGCCATTGTCGTTCTCGCCGTCATTAAGTCCAAATACTGCACATTCCAGGGGCCACTCTTTTTCGTCTCGCTTCTTAGCAGTCGTAATAATATAAAGGTCTGTTGGATTCTTTATAGTTTGAGCCTTAATGTCTCCTTTGCACACTTTCT